TCATCGACGAGCTTAACATGATGCTCATCTCCCAGAAGGGTATGTTAGGTTCGGGGGCACTTTTAACTGGATTGGTAGTTTTCATCACCAATTACATTCAACAGGAATTCGCTTAAAACGGATTCTTTACTCACTAAATGTTTAGTATAATCATGTCTCATGTACCTCACATCATTATCGTATGCAGATTTCATGAACTCCAAGAGTTGGTCAAAGTTTGGTTTGCCCCATTTCATACCTTTCTTAAATAAGAAATCGTCCTTCTCCAACTCCTGAATTTCACAATCTATCGTATACGGTGTTTTTATGTATTCCGGTGCCCCACCATAATTTGTAATTATCACCGGTTTATCTCTTAATGCCGCCTCTACAGCTCCCATACCGACACCCTCCGAACTCGAAAAGCTCAGATAGCAATCACCTCTCCAATGTATTTCATCCATCTTATCAACAGGAATTAAACCGTTAATAATTTCCACTCTAGGTATTTCTATTTGTATATCTTGTTTACACGTCGCTTTAACGAGTAATCGTGTATTAGGTTCATTCATACGTATGAATGCTTCTAAAATTTTATTGAAATTTTTACGTTGATCGAGAACGTTTCCTATGAAATAAAAAGTATACGGCTTCTTTCGAGGTTTGGGTATGTGTGCGTGAACTACGTAGAAATTGTTGTCGGGAAATTGCCTCGACAGCACCCTTTTACAAAATTCACTAGGAACAGCCACATCTTTGAACTCTTTCATGATCATACCATAATCTTCGTGAACTGTTTCGGTTTCACAGACGGTCATACAAGCTAAATTCTTGACACGTGTTCTCGCGTACGTAACATACTCCATGTTATTGGCGATGGGTAAAAGAAATATCAGGCCATGATCACTTTCAGGAAGTTTAGATCCTATTTGATAATACTCAGATGATTTAAACAGTTTTGTGTATTTTTGGGCATGTTGACCTATACCAGCCAAAAGTGTTGGACCGATGAATAACATTTAGTATAAAGATAATCTTTCTTTTATATATAGTAAAATGTCGACTATTCGCGAACGAATTGATTTTGAGCTCACTCAGGTACACCTTGACAAAACTCGGTTATTCCAAATAATCTCTCAACTTGTTGATATGTGTGAAGCTGGTGGATCCGGTGGATCTGGTGGTGTGGGTCTCCCTGGTCCGGCTGGACCCCCGGGTCCAGCCGGACCCCGAGGTCCTCAGGGCCCTCCGGGTGCCAGTGCTGCCCCGGTCGCTAAGAAGCCTGTGGTCAAGCCCGCAGCCAAGCCCGCAGCCAAGAAGGTTGTTAAGAAATCCGACGAATAATTTTAGAAATAATAGTAAATGATAACGGTGACCGCAAAAGTCGTGGTTCCAAAATGTTCATGCGATTCTAATGATAAAAAACGTGTATTCATAGTTCATAACCCCATGGTAGAACCGATGAAGTTATCAACATTGTCACAACGTATATCTAAATATAAAAGAACGCAAATAAAGGATAAAAAAATTGCAGAGTGTAAGGCGAAGACGTGTGGAGCTTCGCTTAAATTTGCACGAGAAGCACTCGAAGTATTGGAAGATTTATACGGTGATTTAGCCTTCGAGGAGCTGTAATGCTTCAATTTGAAACTTATCGCACGGAGCGTTCACAAACATCGGAACCCAATCAATATCTTTAATTATAGCTTCATCTTGAGCGACCGTTTCGTACATTTTATCGTGAAATCTTTTATTTACGATAGGATTGTTCATTAAGGGTGTTTTTGGGTACATCATACACCACGACATTTTAGTGTGAGTGTCATCTATAGGGGAAAGGGTACTAAACGTGATAAATTCATATTTGCTAGCCAATTTGATACGTACGATAGATGTAGCTGGAGCCACAAATTTACTATGAACGGGTGCACCATCTTTAGGCTGCATGTGTTCAGTGAATGTAGATGAGGCTTTGGGTTGAACGACTGCGTAACAATCAACGTAATCGTCGATTGTTTCAATTTTAAGATTCTTAACTATTCCATTGTCTTCGTCGGCAAAGTTATGGACGTAATTTATGTGTGAAATATCGGTCGCGTTTAAAATCCAGTCGTAAATATTACCCTCTAGATTTTTAGACCCGTAAACTTGAACCCATTTGGGATCGGACAGTTCTTTGCAATACCGAGTTGGGAGAGGTTGATTTTTCTTTGCAGTCCAAATAAAACCACCGTCTTCTACAACGGGTTTAGAACCAATATTTCCACCTACAGGGATATTAGGTGTAGATGGTACTTTAACGAGTTTTCCATCTGCGTCATATTCCCAACCATGATATGGGCACTGAACACGATCACCTTTTATCTTACCCTTGCATAAGTTGGCACCTCTATGTGGACATTGTGCGTCTAGCATAGAAACTTTACCCGATTCACCACGGAACAATACATGTTTTTTCCCACCGATACGAATGCTCTCCATACAGAGACCTTCTGAAATTCCTATACCATACAGCATTTATATACTAAGAACTATTCTTTTAAATCACCGTAAATTTCCAAAATATCTTTAACTACCAAACTTCTTTCTATATCCGCGTGTTCAAATGTAATACATTCTATATGTTTGTGACGTTTATCTTTTATCTTTTCGTATATATCTTTTAGACCGTTATCATCATACTTACGGTCGTGTTGATTAAGGTCCCCTGTAATGACCATCTTACTTTCGTCACCCATACGCGTGAGTAACATTTTCATCTGATTCGGGGTACTATTCTGCATTTCATCTGCTACGATGAACGCGTTTTTAAACGTTCTCCCTCTCATAAACGCGAGTGGGCAAATTTCTATTACTTTTTCTTTAATCATCGAAGCTATTTGACTTTGTGTATAAAATTCACCGAATATGTCCATGATAGGACGCGTCCATGGATCCATCTTCTCTTCGAGTGTTCCAGGCAAATAGCCAATATCTTCTTCTACAGAAACTGCTGGACGAGTTAGGATGATTTTACTAAAGGATTCATCGTTTAATCCTTGTATAGCCGCATAACAGGCTAACATAGTTTTACCCGTACCAGCTGGCCCTATTGCAAACACCATAGGTTTCATACCGTATAAAACGCGATTATAATCCCTCTGATGATCATTCTTCGGAACGGTCGTCGGAACATTTATTTCCATATCAAAGTCTTCTTCGTAAAACTCAGCTTCATATGAACATGGTGATAACTTTTCACGACGACCTTTCTTACCCATACTAAATACTCATATTTTTAAATGTACAAGATTTAAAGAATATAATCGCAATTTTAAAAATGAAAGTTGCGGTATTAGGTAGTAATGGTTTTATGGGAAGGTATTTTTTATCTGTACACGACGACTGGCATGGTATAACTCGACATGACGTTGATTTAATGAATCAAAACGAAGTTGAATTATTCCTTAAAAAATCTAATTTTGATGTAATAATTCATTGCGCAGTTTTAGGAGGTAGTATGTTAAAAGAAGAAACCGGTGACGTGACACATTCTAATATACTAATGTTTGAAAATGTCCGTAGAGTTTTTAAAGGAAAACTCATATACATTTCGAGCGGAGCATCTACACTCGGAAATCCACCCACAAAACCTTATGGTTTATCTAAGTGGATAATAGAGAAAAGAATAAGACAAATATCAGACGCGTATATATTGAGAGTTTTTGGGTGTTATGGTTCGGGTGATGGATCATCTGTTTACAGGGATAGATTTAAAAGTATTTGTAAGCATGACGGTCATATCACCATAGATAAGGATAAATACTTTGATATGATCGATGTTGAAGATGTAAGACGTGTAATACACGATTATGTTTGTAACATTCGATGTGAGAAGGAAATAGATCTTGTATACGAGAAAAAAATGTTATTATCCGAATGGGCTACGTTTTTCGGAGCAACATATGATATTGTGGATAATACATCTTTGGATACACCATACATATCTTACGGTGATAGAACACGATTATCTAATTAAATTTATATATGATGGAGTATTATTTTCCATAAATTCGTTAAATAACGCGTCTGTCAATTTGTCTGGTTTGTACGTTTTAATGTTTTCTAGTGTGCTAATTACTTTAATATCATCACCCGCCCAATGCGAGAACCCGTCATGGGAATAATCATCATCTCTACCAGATCCCACAAGCTTTATATTGACTTTTTCATTATTTACATATGTACGCAAAAGTTCAAATGGTCTAAATAACAAAAACGGTGTTATTGAATAACATATCGGAATATATCCATTTTGAGCTAAACCAACGGCCGTACCCACCATCAACATTTCGGATGATCCGACATTTATAGCTCTATCCGGATAATCATTACGTATATCATTTAGAACACCATATCCAAGATCAGCGGTTATTAAAAATACATTTGGGTGTGCAGACATGTATTCATGTAATCTTTTTGCAAATTCTCTACGCATTGTATGTAGATAACATCTCTTCTTTATCTTCATTAGAAAGAACGTGATAATGTGCTTGAAGTCCTTTTAAGAATTTAAAATTAGGATTTTTTGTGAACCATATATTTGTTCGCCAGTTAAACGCTTTTAGTCGGAGCCATAAATAAAATCTGTTAACATGATCGTACGCCGAATAACCATTTATGTTTACGTGAACTTTGCAATTTTTTACATTTGCTTTATAAATATAAGTTAGCGCTTCCCAAACAGAACCTTCGGCGCATTCCCCGTCGGATATAATTACGTGAACGTTTCGTTTTCTGTCAGCTAAAGCGTGACCAACGGCTATTAGTATCCCACAACCGAGAGATCCGGTTGATACTTGAATATTGTTATCTATATCTCTACCGGGGTGAACCCCGTGTTTTAGGTATAATTCGTTAGCATCTTTTCCTTCGTATACTTCCAATGCAGCGTATAAAGCTATACCTGCGTGCCCAGAACTTAATATTACCACGTCGTTACTAGATTTATTTTCAAAAATATTTCTAATAATAGGAACAGTTGTTATACAACTCCCCACATGCCCTATTTTATTTTTATGTACTACATCTAACACGGTATTTAAAAGTTTTTGTGTGTTGTTCATTACATATGAATGTACCACATTCTTTATATATATAAAGATATGATAAGTATTTAATATATGAAAATTACATATACAATACAAGTATGTAACGAATCACGAGAGTTATTTTCTCTTTTAAATTTTTTAGTACATGTTATAGATAAAGAGGATAATATACACGTTGTGATAGATAATGTTAATAAAACTGATAAGGTCCAAAAGGTTGTAGATTGTTTTCAAGATAAAATAAATGTATTCGAAAGACCGTTTGATAATTTTTATGACAATGCAACTTATCATAGTAATATTTCTACTGGCGACTATACATTCTTGATAGATGCTGATGAAATGCCTCAAGAAATGCTTATTAAAAACATAAAAAAAGTATTAGAAACAACTGACGCCGAAATCGTATGGATTCCTAGAATAAATATTCACCCCGGTGCTACACAGGAATTTATAGAAATGTCTAATTATAAAATGAACGATAATGGGTGGATAAATTGGCCAGATTTCCAGTCTCGTATATACAAAAATTGCGATAATGTACAATGGACAAAAGAAACGCATATTAAATTAACGGGTTCTTCAAAATGTATTTATTTAAATCCTCTCCCAGCATTGGCGTTATGGCATATTAAATCCATAGAAAAACAACTAGGACGTTGGAAGAATGATAATGTAATTACACCTACAGAGGGAAACTTATATTACGAATTGATGTAATTAAAGGATACATATAATAGTCGTATAATGGTAACTTTTGGGCATGTTAAAAGGATAAAAACTTCTATAAATTCTATATTTTATTCAGTGATAGAATATAAAGGTGATATTTTAGGTTTTGGAAGACGACATTATGGCCCAGAAGATACCGTGATCAAGGTCGTAAAAATGAACAAAACTTTTGATATAATTGATGACAATGTTATGTTATTACGTGGAGAAGATCCGAGATGTTTCATTTATCGAGACAATTTATATGTATTAAACAATTTATGTAATAGAATGACTTTAATTGATTATGAAAATAAAAGTTCTATACGTATACCCGCTAATGGTAAAAACGTAACTTTTATACCATATGGCAATAAATTGTACTACATACACTACATGAAACCTTTAAAGTTATTCGAACTTAATATGGACGAAGGGTTTATTAGACATGTAGAGGTTTTAGATGATTCGGAAAAAACAGATGGTGAAGAGCCTTTGTATAGAGGTGGTACACCGGGGTATAAATTGAATGAGGATGAGTTTTATGGTTATGGACATAAAACATATAAAGTGTGTAACACGCTAAAACATGATATTTACAAATGGGTGATAAATTTTAAAGAGGAAAAACCCGTGATCACTATCGAAGATTTGGAACAACCTATAAACTCAAAAAACATATGTGATCCGACGAGCGTGATAGAAATAGATGGTAAAAAATATTTAGTGACAGCCGAATCTGACAAACCGTGGTTTTGTACACAAGATTATGTGACAAATGTGTATGAGATTGATGGTGTAAATAAGGGAAGTGATATGATATACGGGCAAGTCGAAGGGAGATTTTTTCTAGAACAGGATTTGGGTATAGTAGGAGATAATAAACCATCAACTTTCACACTCTCTGAACTGATAGAAACGTTTCCGCAATGGAAACAGATAACTGAAACTCTTCGAAAAGATTATAACACACTTAACTTATGTACAATGTTTGAAACGGACGATGTTCATCCGTATATAATTTCACAAATGAAATTATTTGATACAGTTTTTGTTCCTTACCCTTTTTTGAGAGATATATTAATACGTAATGGTGTTAATTGTGTTTCGTTAGATTGGTGGACATCATCTTTTTTGAGATCTAAACCCCAAGTTAAACCAAAAATTATAGACAAAAATAGAATTATATTTTTATACAACGGAACCAATGATGTTCGTAAGAATGTTATTACTCTTACAAGGATATTTACGCGAGCACTTGATGGTACTGACCATATTCTTATAGTAAAAACGAACAAGAACGATAATTTGTGTATATCAAAAAATATTAAAGTGATAACTGAGCGTTTATCTAATGAAAAATTGACCGTGTTATTTAATATGTCTGATTATTGCGTTACATGTACCAGGGGTGAAGGTGTGGGATTATTACATTTAGAATCAAAATATTTTAATAAACCTATCATAAGTCATAATAAAGGAGTCTTTGCTGATTTGGGTGTGGATATAATCACGTTACCTTCTACGACAACTAACATTGATTATACACACGTTCCAGAATTTTTGAAACAAGTGTTTTATGGTAAGTGGTGGGAAGTAGATGAAAATGAATCTGTACAAATCATAAAATCTTTATTACATAACCATACTAGCAACTAACTTTACCTTATTTACATAATATACGTATCCACCTATAAGAACAGCCAGAGCTAGAAGAATATAGTTAAATGACATTTTCTTACGTTTCTTCTCTGTTTCTTCTATAATCCTCTCAGCCGTTTCTTTATTTGGGAGTTTATCAACACTCTGATGTAACATCTCTATCTTACCTATGAGGGCGTGTATAGCATCTAATATTTGAGCTTCCTTCGTTACAGGTTTTTCTTTATGATTTACCGTAGTCACTTCTAATACCATATACCACGCAGCATCCGGTTGTAATGTTCTATAATCACCGTCATCTTGTTGCTCATATATGGTAAAATTTAACTTTTGTATAGATATAGGGTTAAAATAATTTGTTTTACGGTTAAAGCTTTTCCACTGTTTGTCTCGTAGAACGATTCCACTACTTCCCGTGAAATGTCGTTCAAGCGGCACTCTCGCAAATATTCTCCCGTGGCGCTCATCCAGCATCTGAGCGACTTGCGGGACTTCTGGACAAACGATGTCTACGTATTTAGCCACGTTTGTGTTAAGTGTGGATGTATTTTCTCCCACTTGAGTTATGTAAAAATCTACCATCTTGACACCGAGAACTTTACTGTAGTCTTCGACGTGTGTGTTCGACGTGAGTGATAAATCTAATGAAAATGTATTGTTCGTTCCAGTGACGTATCTAGAATCCAATACGATGTATTGTACTTTTTTAGGTATATCGTATATCGATTCCATTCTACTATGTTCAAAGAAATAAAAAAACCTAAGTCGACCACAACTTTTCTAAAAATCAAGATGTCCGAAATCATGGAGACCCCGCAACTGACAGAAGTCGAGCTTCTTCGCGCTGAAATCGAAGTGCTCCGTAAAGAAAATGAAGAGTTAAAATCAAGAGTAAAACCTAAGAAAATCAAACCTATCAAGATCAAGTGCCCGTTTATAACTGCTAAAGGTGTACAGTGTCGCAAGTTTTGTGCAGAAGGGATGACTACATGTAAAGTTCATTCGAGACCACTCAAGGCACCAAAGGAACCCAAACCGCCGCGACCGAAACGCCAGGCTTGTACAGGGATCAATATTCGCGGAAATTCTTGTAGGCGAAAATGTTTGGATGGAAAGACCTTTTGTGAAAGACATGACCCGGATAATCCCATCGTCCCTAAAAAAACGAAGCGAGCGCTCAAAAAAAGCACACCCGAACACAACCATCTCCCCGGCGTAAAGCCTACCACGCGTTGTATGTTATGTGAGACACACGGCGACTTATTCGACGTGAGCGTCTGTAACGTTCAATATGTCGAAACACCCGGTGAAGATGGAATGACACTTAGTGAGCGTGTAGCCGAGTACGATAGAACTTAATGTATAAAAAAATAGTTGGTAATATAAATGTTCACACCCATTGGAAATATTATAGCTATAATGAGTATCATATTTGCTCCAGTATACGTTATAGATAAATACTTACCAAAAAAGCCAGAACCCATAACCCCTAAAAACGAAGAGTTCAATAAGCCTTTCGTGTTTACAGGGAGAAATAAATATTCGCCGAACTTCTCTAAAAACCATCCATGATCATACCATCTACATAGACAAAATTAAAGAATTGTTCCGTTCATATTTAAATGAAATACTGCACCGTGACATGTTATATGTCTAAAGGTCCAGAAATAGAGAGTAATAATCATATATGTGCTGAACGCAAACTTTTAAAACATTTATATAACGAATGTTTAAAGAGTGGATACAAACCCCACCAGTTTACATCATGGTTACATAGAAAATATGGCGAGTTAGTTGTATCGAGACGAACTGTATTCGGTGATAGTATATCTATGCCATGTGTGATATGTAGGAAATTTTTACAAAAACACGATGTTAGATGGACGGCCTACGATGGTTGTCAGTGGGTTCATAGTAAAAAAACGGATGATTTACCAGTTTCTAGACCTACAAGAAAACAAATACAAACCTTGGGATTTTGTAATTGACCTAAGTTCGTGTCGAGATGGTATGAAAGTAAAACATGAATATCTTCTTTCTTTCACTAGACCCCAAAGAGATCGCAGAACTATCTTGTGACCAACATGTGATAAAAATTCAACTTGAAATCTGTCAGATGTTGTACACCGCGTGGTTCTATTCCGGCGAAGAGGATACTGTACAAGCTAAAGCCCCATTCACCAAAACGAAGACTCGTAGGGGGTATAAACCCGCACACAAAAAGCATCCAATGACTATGTGGATCGCGTCGAGTTTACAAAATTATTTGTACGCGTGTGATATCGGCATTGCTTTGAGTGACGAATATACTAAGCGATACGGTAAAATTCATACATGCGCCGAACATTTGTATTGGCTTCGTGATAACCACCCTTCGTTTTTCGAAGAACATATCAGTGATACGGCGTATTATTCAACTGAAGGTATTCCGGAGTGTATGCCAGAACAGTATAAGACCCCTAATGTGGTTGAAGCATATAAGGAATATTATATCAACGATAAGGCATCATTCGCGCGATATAAAACGGAGTGCCCATCTTTCATCAGGGAGTATGTAAACTAATCGTTACAGAAAAAATTCTTAATAATAGTAATGATCACCTTAGTGGTGACGATACTTTTGATCGTCGTGTTTTTATTTGTGACACGAAAACGGCGATCGGAATATTATGAAGAGGATATTGAGATGGGTCCTTCAGAAGATGCACCGGTCAGACCTAGATCTCTTGTTCACAAACTTCTAAAAGGTATTGATAAAATAGAAAAGAAAAGAACGCAAGATGTGATACTTCACGACGCTTTTTTGAAACAGGTGGATATGAAGGCTGCCAATGTACAAGGTACACAAGACGAAATTGAAAACGAAATACGAGAGAGTGTTGACGAAGAATTAAAATTTGTCAAAAAGTATACAGGGTTGGTAGAGGATCATATTTACGAAAATAAAACGTTACCGGAGGATAAAACGTATGATGAAGTGGCAGAGGATGCCTACGACGGTTTACGGAAAAATATAAACACTCAATTGATGGTAAAGGGGCAAGAGTATAAAGAAAGGCAGATAAGTGAACTTGCTCTAAGAACGGAGCAAAGACAAGTAATGGATAAAGAGGTAAAGGATACTACTATTTTAAAATCGGATTTGGGCGAAGGACTCCGGGTATTGGAAGATACTTTACCGAAGATAGAGGCCGACGCAAATGCCATAGACGCGGGTGATTTACCTACATCCAATTTGGGTAAAGATGCGTTACTTTCTCAGACAGAAGACGCTCTCAATGAGTCATCTCCGCATACACAGAATATGGCTTCTTTATTTGCTAGTGCAGCGATCCCAGGTCTTCAGAAACTACCCGATGTTGCACCCGTTAACCCAGGTGAAATCAAAGAACCATCATCCACTGGCGATAGATCAAAACTAATCCAATTCTCCGAAGTTGGTAATATTTTTGATGATTATTACGCTATCCAAGATCCGGGTGGCTACTGGTCTGAAAATGGTCATAAACCTATAGATCCAGATACAGGTAAATGGAGGAGAGAAAAGGTGCAAATGAAAATTAGTTGTGGAAGTACGTTAAATCACGGGGACGAGCAGTTTCATTATACGAACGATACTTTTTGGGAAAATTCTCGTAAGGGACTTCCAGGTACGATAGAAATCGTCACACCCTTCGGCGCCGGCACACCATTTGAAGGACCTGGGGGGATGCGACGCGATTCTCGATATGCAAGATATTTCTATTCAAGACCCATGAGAACATACGGAGAGTCGTGTCTGGGTAAGGATGGGAGCGATTTTGGGTCCCAATTTTCTGCAACTTTTCAAGAATGTGCAGACCTCTGTGAAAGATATGACAATTGTTCCGCATTTTCAATTGATCCTATTTTTGATACAGAGCTAGGTCATTATAGCAGAGCCAGTGATACAGATAAGGGTGAACCATTTATGTCACTTACGGCCGGCCCGGATACAATTAACGGTGTCGCTAATAAATTTAAAAATAAGTACTGGTGCAAACTACAAAAGTATGGTGAGAGAAGATTTGATATTGGAACGTTTAGTGGTGAAACTATATTTGCTAAATACGAAGACGGATATTTAAAAGATCCTTTGATAAAAGAGCACATAGCTAAAAAAATAGATGCAAATACCACAGATATTAAGGGGCAAGGTGATTATGCACACCCTAAATTTCCTCGAACATGCGATGATTCTCCGTTAAGGAGTGAAGTAAAACGGAACATAGACACATACCCACCCAGCGACCGTGGGTATCAAGATAGAAATTCTGGGAGTGTTAGGGCCGAGTCGCGCAAAGGTGGTGTTGAGGGCGCGAGCCGGCAGTATCAACAAACTGATAAAGGTAGAAGCCAGTTACCAACTTCCGTTCAAAATTCTTACGCACTTCCAGCTGATTCTGCGAGATTTACAAATGCGTCGTGGGTATATCCGGATATTGGTGGAGCTTGTGAACAAAACGGTAAAAATGAAAAAACTGCGTTTCCGGGTGTATTTAGAACGGGCGATGACGTTGACCCATCGACACAGATTCAGTTAGGGTGTCCCATTCAGTTCCGTGGTCAATATAATTTAGGTTGGGCGAATGGCGGTGAGGCGGATGATACTAATATTGTCAGGGACAAAATGAGGATTGGCGATTCGTCGCAGTGGAATTCTTGGCGAGCTTCCGTCTTACTGGATGACCCAGATAGAATGATAACTCACGAAACACAAAGTTTAGTTTTGCCCGGCCAACGTGGTAATCCTAAATGCCCTGATGGATACAATGTTCGAACCGAAAATCAACCGTATTGTGACCCAAATACACTGACTCTTTCGACACCAAACGTAAAATGTGAACCCATAATGGAACAAGGTGCATGCGTCGCTAAGGAGGGTAGATATCAAAATTTATGTAGTCCTCTTACTGAACGGAAATGTTTGTCTACACCTTTTAACGCGGATCAATTAGGAATGGCAAAGTTGAATACTCAGACAAGTTTAGCTAGAACACAAGGTGGTAGCCTACCCAGATCCGGTTCAAACTGGTCAGAATTTGAGAAGAGCGAAAATCCGTTTTTTAAACAAAGTATTAGCGGAAAAATGAGTTCCGATGTATGTGATTGGAAACCACATACATTCTACGATGGTCAAATATCTAGGGAAACGGAATATGACGGTAAAGAATTTTATATTTTATACAAAAGATCACAAAGTGGAACATGGTCTGAAGGTGGTGGATGGAATTGGGAGGGAGGTTACGATTCCAAATTTAACGAATGGGCTCAATGGTTTGAAGATAAAGGTAAGATTGTATTATATAATCTTGACGGTACCCTTAATGAAGATGCTGTGAAGTATCGCCAGGCAGTCCTTAAGAAAATGGGTGGTGATTTTAAACCAACAGAAATAGCCATTATTTATTATAAGATGGACGATACTAATGTGACAGATAGATCTAAAGAAATTGCGGAGCAAGCGGTAATAAATTATCATAGTGGTGAATAAATAGATCCAGGTTTAACGTACACGAATTTAAGTATATACCGAAATCCATCGGTTATTTCGGAGACCATGTGTGGTGCTCCGTTCGCTCTGACATATAAAATACTATTAGGCTTAGGTTCTAATGACTGTATTTTACCTGTTATCGGTTGTTTCCAATTAAACGTCATATCAGACGTATTATCTATCGTATATATCAATTCGTATTGTTCTGGATCATATAATTGTGTATCCGAGTGCCAGTTCATGTGTCCACCCATACCATACACGCGGTATTCAACCGGAACGTCTACACTTAATTCGTACCCACCGAATCCTAGTTTATTCTTAACTTCATCAGAATTTAGTAATTTGTGTATATCATGTGTTGGATCTATATAGAAACGTTTTCTTTTAACATTATCAGGGATATCTTCATCAACGAGTTGAGAATTGAATTCTAAACAATCTTTTTTAATTTTTTCATGAACAAATTTTTCAAAAAAATTAGTAGAGTAATATATTTTTTTATTTTTATATTCAAAAACCAAAAATAATAGAAGCGTCAGGATTAGGATCACGACGAAGAGCTTCATCTTGAAATCACGAAAGAAAAAAACCTAAGTCGATATGACATTTCATAAATTTTCAACATAAAGATGGAAGAACTTCAACGTGTAATGGCCGCCCTCGATTTCATCTCCGACAAGATCGGAGATGGCATGTACTTGGATATGGCTGATAATCTTAAGCGCATCCATGACAAACTCAACGGTGATAAACCGTTTCACGAAGACACCTTCTACTACAGTGATGATGATTCGGAACTTGGTAGCGAGGATGGCAGCGACTATGAGCATCCCGACACGATCGTTCCGCCGCCCCCGTTCGCGCCGAGGCCGCACAATCTGGCTGAGATTGCACGTCTCAGAGACCAGCTTCTGGATTATGTGGAGAAGATGCACGAGGAGTACAAGGTTCTTGAGAGGTGGGAGAAGGAAGTGAGGCGTACTTGGACCCCCATCAAGCGTATGACTGCGTTTCGAAAGACTCAGGCTATCAAGTTGTGGTGTGAAAA